TCACGCATCCTGCGTGGTTTGAGACAGGTGAGGGTGCCCCCGATTTTAAGCCATCTCAGCATATACATTACAGCAAGTCCGATTTAGATTACGTTCTGGATACGCGACAGATCTTTGATAATTTGTACGCAGACAGAGAGTAGCCTGCAGGTAAAACAATATGGCAATTGAACGCGGCGTAGACGATATTGATGTAGATGAGTTGGGCATTGAAGACAACTCCAAAGAGGTTGTTGTCAGTATCGCTCCTGAAGAGGGCGCTATGTTCGATGAGATTGAACAGGGCGATGAAGCCATCCTTGATGACGGCACCATGGTGTTTGGCATGGATGAGATGGCAGATGATATGCCTGTTGCGTTTGATGCCAACCTCGCAGAAGAGATGGACTCACAGGATTTAGGTCGCATCTACAGCGACTGCATGGGTGATATTAAGGATGACAAGTCTTCTCGCAAAGATTGGGAAGACCAGTACAAGGAAGGACTTGAGTTCCTTGGGATGAAGTTTGAAGACCGCACAGAGCCGTTTGATGGTGCCTCTGGCGTTGTTCACCCTCTTCTCGCGGAATCGGTTACACAGTTTCAGGCTCAAGCATACAAAGAGATGTTGCCATCTGGCGGGCCTGTTAAGACACAGACATTGGGCTTTGGTACACCAGAGACTGATTTGCAAGCTGCGCGTGTTCAGGAGTACATGAACTTCATGATCACGCAGGAGATGAAAGAGTACGATCCTGAAACGGATCAGCTGTTGTTTTATCTCCCGTTGTCAGGCAGTGCGTTTCGTAAGGTGCACTTTGACCCAGCCGTAGGTCGGCCTGTTTCTCGTTTCATCCCGTCTGAGAAGTTGATTGTGCCGTATGGCACCACCAGTTTAGACAATGCACCGCGTATCACGCATTCGATTGATATGTCGATGAACGATGTGCGCAAGCTTCAGCAGTCTGGTTTCTATCGCAAGACTAAGATGAAAGATGCGACAGACTACATCGATACAGATGAAGTCGAAGAAGAGATTGATGAGTTGCAGGGTGTTAAGCCATCAGGCAGTTCAAACGATGACTGCGAGTTGTTTGAGATGCACGTTGATCTTGATATCCCAGGGTATGAAGACCTTGATGCACAGGGTGAAGAGACAGGCATCAAGCTGCCATACATTGTTACTTTATCACCCACTCAGAACACGGTTCTGTCGATTCGCAGGAACTATTTACAGAATGATCCAATGCGTAAGCGCATTGATTACTTTGTGCATTACAAGTTTTTGCCCGGCGTCGGCTTTTATGGATTCGGATTGACCCACATGATTGGTGGGTTGTCTCAGGCATCGACTTCTATCCTGCGTCAGTTGATTGATGCGGGTACGTTGGCGAATCTGCCTGCAGGTTTCAAGGCTCGTGGCATACGGATTCGTGACAATGACACGCCGTTGCAGCCAGGTGAGTTCAGGGATATGGATGCTCCGGGTGGGTCACTGCGCGATGCGTTATTGCCTTTGCCGTTCAAAGAGCCAAGTGGCACGCTTCTTTCGCTATTGGGTATGTTGGTTGATGCAGGCAAGCGGTTTGCATCGATTGCAGATATGCAAGTGGGTGATGGTAATCAGGAAGCACCTGTAGGCACAACGATTGCGCTGCTTGAAAAGGGCAGTCGTGTGATGAGCGCGATACACAAGCGGTTGCACTACAGCCAGCGCGTTGAGTTCAACCTGCTTGCAAGAGTGGTGAAAGAGTCACCGCTCAAGACATATCCCTATATGATTGCGAATGGTCAGCAGCAGTTGATGGCAACTGACTTTGATGACCGCATCGACATCATTCCTGTGTCTGACCCGAATATCTTCTCCATGAGCCAACGTGTGATGATGGCCCAAGAGATGATGCGAATGGTTCAGTCGAACCCTCAGATTCATGGCCCGCAGGGGATCTATAACGCATATCGGCGTATGTACGAAGCGATGGGTGTGCAGCAGATTGAGCAGTTATTGCCACCACCACCGCAGCCACAGCCCGTATCTCCAAGCATGGAGAACGCTGGGTTCCTGCAAGGTCAACCTGCACAAGCATTTCCAGATCAAGATCATGATGCGCACATCACAGCACACATCTCTTTGTTGCAGTCACCGATTGTGCAGAACGTACCGCAAGGTCAGATGCAGGCCGCTGCGATGATCCAATCGCACATCTATCAGCACATTGACTTCAAGGCACGCGAGATGGCGCAACAAGACCCGCAGATCATGCAGATGAACCAGCAGATGCAGATGATGCAACAGCAGGCTCAGATGAATCCTATGATGCAGCAGCAGTTACAGGCTATGCAGCAGCAGATGATGCCGATTATGGAAGACAAGGTTGCGACGATTACGACGCAGTTGCTTGAGCAGCTTGGCCCAGCGTTATCACCGCAAATGCCAGATGATCCATTGGTCAAACTAAGAGACCGCGAGCTTGATATCAAAGAAGAAGATATGGATAGAAAGGCGCGTGAGGCACAGCAGCGCATAGATATTGAGCAAGAGCGTGTTGATAATAATAAAGAATTAGCAGAAGATCGCATGGAAGTTCAAGCAGCGACTGCTGAGATGAAAGACCAAATTGCCAGAGAGCGCATTAATGTTCAGCGTTCTGCCCAAATGGCAAAGACAGCGGAGAATATAGCTAAAGATTTCTTCGGAAATTAGGAGGACAAATGAGTTCAGTACGTCAAAAGATGGCCGCGACACAGAAGGCCCAGAACAAGAGCGAAGAAGAAGCTCGTCTTGGTATTGAAAAAGTTACTGCAGTTGCTGCTGAAATGCTTGATGACATAAATAAATTGAGCGAAGAAGAAGTTGAAGTAAAGGTCGAGGCTGAAGTTGAAGCCGAAGTTGCAGTCAAGAAAGCACCTGCAAAGAAGAAGGCTGCAGCAAAGAAAGCGCCTGCCAAAAAGAAACCCGCACCGAAAGGTAAGAAGTAATGAAAAGACAAACCAGTTTTCCACAGCCCAAGGTCACTGACAGCAAAGTCAGCATCAAAGACCAAGGCACTGTTAACTACGCAAAAGAAGAATCTGTAGCCACACCGACTACATCCAAGCCTTATGGCGCGGGTGAAATGCGTGGCTTTGGCGCTGCGCTGCGTGGTAAGAAGTTTTCTGGCATCTACTAGGAACGTCAAATGGCTGAGCCTAAGTATCGCACGGTCAAGATACCCAAACCTCGTTCTCGTGGTGTTCGGGGCAGGATGGCGTTGCAGAAATGGCAGCGCAGTGGTGGCCGTCAAAAACAAATACTGAACCCAGAGACAGGCAAGTATGTGCCTGCGCTCTTTGGCGAAGCTGGTCAGAGACAGGTTCAAAAGCTTTATCCTACAGATGAAGGCGCTGCTGCTGAAAAAAAGCGTGACAAGCTCAAGAAAGAACAAGCTGATCGCAATATAGCGGGTGCTGCTGAAGCCAAGAAGAAAGCTGAAGCGTTGCTTGCAGAGACAAAGAAAAAGCGAAAAGAGAAAGAAGCCAAAGCTAAGGCTGAGAAAGAGGCTAAGGCCAAAGCAGACGCAGAAGCAAAGGCTGCTGCAGAATCTAAAATTGATATAGGCCGTGGCCCTGGCTCTGAAGCACCTGTGCCTCCAAAGCCCATTCGCATTACAGAAGACGCGCCCAAGATAGCTTTGCCTGACAAAGAAAAGATTCAGGAAATTTTAAAAGATTTAGAAAAAAGAGTTTTGTTGCCAGACTTCAAAACACCTACACGAGATGAGATTGCTGAAGCAGTGACCAAGGCAACTGGCGGCAGGTACACACCTCCAGCCACAAAAGTTGCCGAGCCTGGACCACCAAAGGCAGAACCTGTTGTTGCGGCTACTCCACCAGCAGCCATAATCACTCCCACAGAACTCGCCGCTAAAGCGCAAGAGTTGAGAGAGGCAGCTGCTGATCCAAAAACAAGTTCAAGTAAACTGTTGGCTCTTGCAAAAGAAGTTCAAGATGCAACAAGGGTTGTGCAGGAACAAACGGCAGAAAAACAAGCGAAAGCAAAAACTGCTGATGAAATACGCGCAGATGCCGCTGCAATTGTTGCAGGACAAGCAATCTCCGCTCCTACAGTGGTAGATATACCAGGCGCTGGGCAGGTTGAGCTTCCAAAATTTAAGTACAAAGCAGCAATGCCTGATGAAGGGCCAAAAGAAATACCTCAAGAGGTTATAGATGCCGCTAAAGACATTTTTTCTAAATCTACTACACCCACTGCTACACCCGCACCCTCTGCCCCACCACCTCCACAGTTTGTGAGCATGGATCCGTTGCAGGGTGTGCGTGAAACGTATGTGCCTACCAACATACTTGGGCAGTCTTTTGACCCTGGGGTGCGTGAGAATTATACACAGCGCATGATGGAAGCAGGTTCAAACATACAACAAGGTGGGTATCCGGGCTTCCAAATGCCGACATCTGCTGTGCCACAAGTGCAGTTTGGTGGGTACGGAGCTCCTGTACCAATGGCCCCACTCGCACCATTTGCAGGATTAGGTGGCCCACCGCCACCACCTCAAATAGCAAGTGGCGCAATTGTTAATCCGGGCACAGGCAAGCCTATGCCTGTTGGTATAGCGCCACCAATGCCGAGGAACCCGATTAAATAAATGGATTCAATAGCTCTCGCTTCTTACATGATGAAGAAGTTTGAACAATATGAGCAAGGTATTGTCGATTACACAACGTCGGGCAATATCAAGTCTATGGAGGACTACAAGTTTGCAATGGGTGAGTTATCGATGCTTCGCACCCTGCGTGAGGAAATAAGAGAAGCGTTGCAGTTTGAAGGAGACCCCACCGATGAGTGATCTAGCAGTAGATTCCATCGCAAAACCGTCCGTTACGGATGCATATGTGAGTGAAAAAGAAAGGGTTTTAGACCCTACCGTGTTAGACAAATCTTTGGTTGAAAGAATGCCTGAACCCTCTGGGTGGAGATTGTTAGTCCTTCCATACAAAGGCAAAGGTGTCACAGATGGTGGCATACAACTCCTTGAGTCCACTGTGAGCAAGGAGAACTTGGCGACATCTGTGTGTTACGTCATGAAAGTCGGCCCATTGGCTTATCAAGATTACGATAAGTTTGGTGGTGAACCATGGTGCAAGCAAGGCGATTGGGTGCTTATCGGTAGATACGCAGGCGCTCGTTTCTCTTTGGAAGACGATCATGAAGTTCGCATCATCAATGACGATGAAGTGATTGGCACAATTATCAACCCTGACGATATCAAGTCTGCATAGGTGAAAACATGGCTGAAGAAACACTGACAGAAGCTTTATCAAAGCTAGATAGTGAAGAAGACATAAACAAAGCTGCGCTTCCAGAAGGGCGTAGAGTTGAAGAAGAAGTTCAAGAAGAGAATGCAATTATTGAGTTTTCTGAAGAGGAAGCTGAAGAACTTGCACCTGTCACAGAAGACGCTGTTCAAGAAGACTTTGAAACTGCAGAGCCAAATACGGAAGAAGAACTTTCTGAAGTTGAGGTAAAAGCAAGAACTGCTCAGAACAGAATCAATCAAGCTGTAAAGCAAGCTAAAGAATATCAGCGGCGTGAACTGCAGGCATTGCAGTACGCCAAAGAGATCAAAGAACAAAACGAAGCTTTAGCTGCTCAACTGAAAAACACTCAAACCTCTAGTGCTGAACAGAATCTAAAGATTCAAGAAAACTACAGCCAAGAGATGGAGAACCGTGTTGATACACAGGCTATGGCTGCAAAGCGTAACCTGAAGACTGCGTATGAATCTGGTGATCCAGAAGCCATGGCTGAAGCACAGCAGATGCTTGCTCGAGCAGAGGCTGATCGAAATGCACTTGCAAAGTATCGGCAAGAACTTGCTGACTACAAAGTGCAGTACGATGCGTGGGTTGATCAACAGAGCCAACAAGTTGAACAAGATCCTCAAATGGATTTTACGCCGACTGAACAGCCTGCTTACGAAGAACCTTCTGAGCGAGCACAGCAGTGGGCTACAAGCAACGAATGGTTCGGAACAGACACCGTGATGACAAACGTAGCGTTTGCCATACATAATGAATTGCAGGGTAGTGGAATTGACTTAGAGTCTGATGAATACTACTCTCAGATAGATAGACGTATGAGGGAAGAACTTCCTCATAAGTTTCCCGCAGGAGGCAAACAACAACCCGTCCAAACTGTTGTCTCCAATACGCGCATAACTGGAAGTGGACGCAGTCAAAACAATCGTACAGTCGAGCTAAGCCCCAGCGAACAGCAACTTGCTAGAAAATTAGGGGTGCCGTTCAAAGAGTACGCAAAACAAAAGATGAGGTTACAAAGTTCATGAGCGAAGAAACTACTACACCAGGTTCTAATAGAACCCCACGAGGCGCTTCTTCACGGTCTACCAAGGCTGCAAGAAAACCATGGACGCCACCTCAAGTATTGGAAACCCCAGAGGCTCCTGATGGAATGCAGTATCGTTGGGTGAGAACCCACATACGCGGTGAAGCAGATAAAACTAACGTGCACATGCGCTTTCGTGAAGGGTACGAACCTGTACATCCAAGCGAAGTTCAAGGCTATGAACTGCCAGTTATCGATGAAGGTAACCATGCAGGGACAGTCGGTGTCGGTGGTTTGATGTTAACCAAGATTCCAAAAGAGACTGTGGAGGAGCGAAATGCTTATTTCGCGCAACAAACGGATCAACAGATGAATGCTGTAGATAATGATTTGATGCGTGACGAACATCCTGCAATGCCAATCTCAAAAGAGAGAAAGACGCAGGTATCTTTTGGCCGAGGCAACAAATCAACGTAGCCTCATTTTGATTGTGTTTAACTAGGAGATTCAAAAATGGCAAATCAAGATGCCGCTTTTGGTATGCGTCCAGTGCGTATGGTGGGCGGTGCCCCCTATACGGGAGGACAAAGCCGATATCGAATCGCCGCTAACTATGGCACTGCTATCTTCCAAGGAGATATGGTTGCCCAAGTTACAGGTGGTACGGTAGAGGTTCACGCAGACGGAGGCACTGTGCCTATCGTTGGCGTATTTAACGGCTGTCAATACACTGACCCCACGACAAGTGAGCAAGTGTTCAGCAACTTTTACCCTGCAAGCACCAACGCTTCAGACATTATTGCGTTCATCATCGATGATCCAATGGTAGTTTATGAAGTGCAGGCTGATGCTGCATTCCCGATTGCCGATCTCTTCGGCAACTTCGATATCGTATACACCAGCGCAGGTAGCACCGTAACAGGTATTTCTGGCGCTGAGCTTGAGGTATCAACGGGTGCAACAACTGCAGGATTGCCCATCAAGGCCATCGATATCTCTGGTGATCCAGAGAACTCAGATGTTGCTACGGCGAATACCAACGTACTCGTTGTTATTCAGAACTCAATATTCGGCCAAAAAGGCGCGGGCTTAGCATAGGAGGCTAACTAATGGCTATTTCAAGAGCACAATTAGCCAAAGAGCTAGAGCCTGGTCTCAACGCTTTATTTGGCATGGAATACGCTCGTTA